ATCGGCGCATATGGCAATGAATTGCGCGGATCCTTCTCAGAAAGCACAGCAGGTTCGAAATGAACTCCTATGTCAAGGCCACGAAAGGGTGAAGGCCACCAATGTGTCTTAGGAGGACAACCCTGCTGAAAACCATCTGCTGTTCGACCAGCAATCACGATGTGTCTACCAGGAATCTCCAACGGTTCATCGTACAATTCCACGTTCTGATGTCTCAGCACAACAATGTCACTCTTAGTAGCTTGTCCAAACATTGGCACGTCCTCTTGATAAACATACGTGCACATGCCAATGTTACTACTAGCAGCACAATGGAAACCAATAAACTTCTGAGGATATGCGGAATTCACTAAAATATCTGGTGAACCACAATCTCCGTTCTTTGTTTCAATTGGTGAAATGCTAAAACCATCACTGTGTCCAATGTATGTGAGTCCGTGTACTTTATGTCCATCCACTGTCTTGATCGTGATCTCCTCCAAGGAAATGACTCTACACATGATCTCGGTCGACACCTTCTGCACAAAGAACCCAAAACTTCCTGTAAAACTAGCTTTGGTTGACTGCTTCTTCATCAAATGTTGTGTGATGTCAGGAAACATTGGTGCTGTTTTCTCAAGTGTAAAGAACCAAACGTCGCGATTTTCCATTTCAGCAACGGTTTTCTCAACCTGATAAACAACATCAGCCTTCTTCACAAAACTGACGAAAGGTTTGATGTGCAAAACACTCATGCACAAACGATCCTTAAGTCCAACTCCAAAGCACAAGAACTTCTGATCTGCGTCTAACAATTGAACCTGATTTCGAACCACTGTCACCATCACTGTACGCGCTCCTGGATCAACACTAGCCTCCGCATGGAACTGCTCGACAACAACTCCTGGTTTATCCTCAAAGATCACAATCTTAGGCTTTGTCAACTTCCTAATGAGACCTTGCTCTGATTGATCTGCGGAAGTTCTTCCTTCAACGTTCAACTGGTCTGGTACCACAAAACGAGAACCTTCACTATAAGTGCCTAAAGTTCGTCGTTTAACTGCTTCATTCACAATGTCCTCGGAACCACGCCAACGGAAAACACCAC